ATTTTTCAACCCATATAAAATCACTCATTGTGGAACAATTCCCATAGATGGTGGAATAGAAGAAATTACAGGATTCTTGGTTCTATTGTTAAGTGTGATAAACTTATCTGCTGCCCAAGTTCCCGCAATACACACAGCAATATCATCCCCATCCTCCCAAACAGGATCACCATTCTTCTTACGCATATCCAGAGCCTTCTCTAGATCATCAATAATTTTTTGAGTGATTTTCATTAGTCAAAAGTAGAATCAGGTTCAAGTGCTATGTAATACTTAAGTTCAAAATTAGTATTGGTAAATTTAGACAACAATTTAGAAGAAACTACTACATCATAAGCACCAGGAATAATCTTAATATTTTCCACCTTGAAGTTGAAAATAAACTCCTTATCAGTCTCACCAACAGTAATTGCATATTCATTAGAAGTATCATTCTTCTTATCCCTAACCACCAACTTAACAACACCTGCTCCGCCTACTACACAAAAGTCAGGAAGCTGATAGACTGATGCTGCTTTTAAAAGTTTATCTAAAGAAGCACTATCTAATTGAAAATGAACATCTTCAGAAGGAAGATTAATCTCCTTATCAGGGGGAGAAATAATAACCGCAGGATCTGCATAAAAATACTTCACCTTTCTTCTACCCTCACGAATAGTAAGATAAGATGGTTCACTAAAATCCAATTCAGGATCCTGATGCAATCCAAGTCCATTTAAGAATTGATTTAAATCATAAATTGCAAAGTCACGAGGAAACTCTTCTGGGCTAATCTCTGCTTCTGCTAAAATATTCTTAGCAACAGAAATGGTGCTAAGTTTATTTCCTTTTTTTACCAGAATAGAATTATTAATTCCGGCAAAGTTTTTCAGAATAGTCAGAGTGTTATCACTTAATTTCATAGTTTTGTCTCTAAGTTTCATTATTAGGGCATTGTGTGATCAATATTTCCGGTAGTTGTTGATGGTTTACCGTAATGATCATCAAAGTGTAAGAGTAGCATAGCATAATGTATCACTTTCATCAAGTCTTTCTTTTCCTTTCCTTCCTTACTACCATATCGGCTACCATACTTTATAATATTTGCCTGACAAAATCCAGAAGCAATGTCCCGTGCTGCCAACAAATCTAAAGTTTGTACCTTACGATACTCATGACTAGTACCAGTATAATGTCCTCTATAGGTAGAAGATACATACTCCTCAATATCCTTTAAGATTTCCTCTTCATGATATTTAAAATAATGTGCTGCCATTTCTTTGTCTAATTTCTCCTTTAGTTCTAATGATCCTTGTTGTGTCCACCCATCATTATAGGGCGAAGTTGCCTGGGTATTTAGATTAAAATGATGACCACATTGATCATCATTGTCAGCCATATAAGATTGGGGGTAGGGTGTTCCACTAACCACTGTTTCAGCCATCATATGGTCAAAGGCATCTGTAAAAGGATTCTCTCTATCAGGATCATTACGTTTGTAATCATACCATGCTTCTGAATGCTTATATCCATCAGTGGTGTTTATACCTCCATCAGGATCTGGTTGTTGCTTTTTTTTATCAGTCATAATGGGATAGTCTTCATCAAATGTTCCATCTAATATGGATGCTGCTAAACTCCATGCATTAACCATATTGAAATAAGAAATCGTTTACTAGACTCTCTGCTTTTTCTTTACCAAACTTACCAGACAAGTAACCTCCTACGGGATCAAGTTTAGTCATATAGGCATCAAAATCTTGATAGACACTAGTATCATTTCCAGTTGGTTTTTCATATTCTAACATATCTTTAAATTTAGTCAAGTATGTCTTAAACATTTCTAAATGATTATCTACTTCATCCATCTTACAATACTGAATGTATATGTTCTCAGAGAAATGATTACCTGGTTCAAAGAAACGATAGTCACCTTTGCCCTTAGGTAATCCATCCACAGAAAATAAAAACTTTTCTACAGGATGTTGGAAATCAAATACTATGATTACTTTCTTCTCACTGAACGCCATCAAGTCCATACCAAAGCAAGGAAGATTACTTCCCGTCTTAGGGTAAAGAATATTATTATAGATGCAAGAAGTCTCACTCCATATCTCAACTTCTCTTGCCTTAAGCAAATACTCATTAGTATAAGTTCTTGCTAGAAGATGTGATCCTTTTCCCTCCCAATTGGCCCAAACACTATCTATTCCATTATGGAGTGAAAGAGTTTCATGGAGGACGGCCTTATAGTTTTCCCAGAGATTCATTAATCATCACCATAAGCTTGATCTTCTGCTTTGTTAAAATCAAAGTCAGCATCTACTTTATCATACAATTCAATAAATGATTGCTTAGTTTCGTCATCAAAACGATTTACACATACTTTAATAGACTTTTCCTTATTTCCGAAAATTGCATATGCCCTCATAATATGAACTAAACGACGAGTACTAATAATCTCCTCTATACCACCGTCATAAAAAGTTTTACGAATTATATCTGCCCAATCTACTAGACGCTTACAAAAATCTTTATCATCTACACCAATACTATTTGCCACATTCTTAAGAATCTTTTCCTCAATCGCAGGAGAAGGATAATCCTGTTCAAAAGTTACGGGAAATCTTTCCAAGAAAGATTCGTTAAGAACATTAGTACCAATGAATCTTCCATCGTCAGACCCTTTCCCTTTAGTATTAGCAGTTGCAATGATATTGAATCCTTTACTTGGTCGGACATACTTACCTATTTTTTTAAGAAATAAACCTTTACCTTCTAATATAGATTGTAAACAAAGAATTTTATTAGATGCTAAATCAATTTCATCTAAAAGGAGGATAGCTCCCCTTTCCAATGCTTCGATAACTGGTCCATTATGCCATACAGTATTACCATCAAGAAGACGGAACCCACCAATAAGGTCATCTTCGTCGGTTTCGATGGTGATGTTGACACGAATTAATTCTCTACCTAATTGTGCACATGCCTGCTCAACTCCAAATGTTTTTCCATTACCAGAAAGTCCAGTAATAAAAGTGGGATAAAATAATCCAGCCTTAATAATACTCTTGACATCATTAAACGATCCAAACTTAACAAAAGTATTATCCTTATTAGGAATACAATGAAAATCAGAATCCGGTAATACAGCCGGAGCACTAAATGAACGCTCAATATTTTGAACTGCTTCAACTGTAACTTCTAAATTCCATTTACCTCTCGAAACCTTAAATTGCTCAAGACGACGAGTAACAGTTTGGTAATTTATATTTCTAGAAGCACAAAAACCTCTGACATCCGCAGCTGTCAATTCAACTCCGTATAGAGATTGCAATTCATTCAACAATTGCTTATCAGTCAAAGCGATTTTACGAGGCATGATGTTGTGTTTTTATTTATGATGTTATTATAGTATAAAAAGGGTCGGTATAGACCCCATGAGAGACAGTTTAGAAAGTGGTTACGCAATTAACTCCACAAATTCACCAAGAATCTTTTTATTCATCTTCTTACCTTTCAAACTATTGACAAATGCCTTTTTAATTTGAGCCTTTGTAGCATCTTTCTCCACCTCAAACTCATCATCATTTGATAAAGCAGAAGATGATAAACCAAAATAAGAATGATAACCAGAATTTTTAATGGTAAATGCTTTATTTTTTCTCCACCCCTTCATAATATTATCATATGAATCCGAAGCATAAGAAAGTCCAGCATATCTTCTAATAAATGGTGCAGCATCTCTATTATTAAGAATACGAATTCCAATAAAATTCATATCAGAAAACGTCTGTCTTAAATCTTTTAACAACAGATCAGTAAAATCACCCCAATACGCCAATCCCTCACAGGAATAACTATATCCTGTTTTACGATTACGTAGAATACACCTCTCATGAATATTACAAGTTCCCATATAAGGATTCTCTTCCCAATGACGACGAAATTCTTTACTGTACCTTATTGGTGCACCTTCTCCATCACTAAGTACTACACACTGAACCTTTTCAAGATTATGTTCTTTCTTAAATTGAGGTAAAATTTGATGAAGAGCAATTAAACTTTCATTTAATGGAGTCCCAGAAAGAGTCATTCCAAGAGGAATAGAATAATAAACAGATGAACCCATCCCCCTAGAAAAAACAACTCCTATACGAAAAATATTTTTCATTTGATCTTCCAATACCTTACTCCTTACTTTACTAGTAAAAAGATTCATCAAAGAAAATGTCTCTGCTACGAAAGCGAATCCCTCTTTCTTCTCATAGGCAAGTCTATGAATACTTTCATTAGGGGGATATTCATTCGTAAAGGCGTATACCTCAAAAGGAATACTAACTTTCTTACAAAACCATAACAAATTATATAACTGCTTAATAGTATCAAGCATAACATTGCTCATTGAACCCGACCAATCCAAAATGAATACTAATCCATGATTCTTACCATCAGGAAGAATAGTTATCTTCTTAAATAAATCCTCATTATATTTGTAAGTATGAAGATTAGAGACATCTAAGACCCCTGTTCTAGCAGTAGTAGCCCGAGCATATGCACTAGCAGATTTCTTACATTCAAATTCTTTAACCAGATAAGAGACTTCTTTCTGTGCATTTCTTTTAAACTTTACAAACTCTTCATCCACTTCCCCAAATAAATCCTCACTAAAAGTTGTTAATCCCTTTTCCTGTAGGGACTTTCTCCAATCTTCAGTTTGAGTTTTCCATGAAAGGTCTATATCATCATGTATTACTTTATTATCAATTATAATTCTTTTCAGTTCCAAGTCAGGCAATTCAAAATAGGTACTTTCAAGATTATTACGAGTATCTGTTAAACCTTTAAGAGAATCTTCTAAAGTTTGGGTAGTGTGAACTTCTGGTTCATCATTATTACTTACACCACCAACATCATTAGAAGTCCTATAATCAGGATCAACATCAGTTTCCATGTCAGAATTATCAATGTCCCTAGAATCGGTAGAGCTATCAATATTATTGATACCAGAGTCATCCACCCCAGAATCCTCACTGTCAGATGTAAGAGAGATCTCTTCTTTCTCATCTTTAAGTTGCTGTTTGCAGAAATTATATAACGCTTCTGCTGCGGATAGGGTCTCATCAAACGTTTCGACATTTTGAATTAAATTGATAATCGGAGTTTCAGTAGGTGAAAAAGATATATTATTCCACGCACCAATCTTGCAGTATAAATTAATCCTATCAGCAAGATTAAAATTATTAAGATCTTCATCTTCTATCTCAAAGAAATCTTGGTCATTAAGTTCATTATATCCATTATAAAAAGTTTTGGCAAGTCCTGCGTATCTTCTCTTCATCAACTTTTCAATTCTAGCATCCTCCACAATGTTTACAAATGTAGGAGGTATCTGCACTTCTAGAAACCAATCCCTATCCGGTGTGTAAAGGGCATGGCCCACTTCATGTGCCACCAAACAATCATATACACCATTACTTGCCTTATCCCACTTAGGAAGGGTTAAAACACGAGTGTGAACATCAAACTGTGCAGTCTCTATCACCCTATGCTCTACAATAAGATCTTCCGTAGCAAGTAACTTGGCCAGTTGAGATTTGATTTCGTGATTGACTACCATTAGTGATGTTGCTTATAAACACATTATACGACGAAACCCCGCGTTTTGCGGGGTTCAGTAGACGCTTTATCAACTGTCTACGTCTTGCTTTAGCAGAACGTAGTGCCTGTGGTTTAAGTTTTCGTTTCCTCTCCTTGTTGGAGTGGTGTCTCCAGTTCGGTACTTGCATTGTTCTGATTCTGTTTTAAATACTGATCACTTCTAGGATCTGTAATGAGGTACTTACAATACTCCCATCCATTCTTCTTGAAGTCATCAGACATGTCTACGGGTCTGTTTGGTTTGATGTCACTCATTATGAGTCTGAGTAGATACTATACGAGAAAACCCTTTAACTTTATCAAAGACTGTGACACTTTGAAATTTGTCATGCAGGTCTGCCTTATGGGATATAACAAAAATGTTCGCACCTTTTATTATATATCTAATAATCTTCAAAAATTCTTCTGTACCAAACCCGTCCAATGACGAATCAAATACCTCATCCATAATTAGGAGATTGGTATTAACAGAATTTTTAACTCTGGCAACTTCCCTCCAAGTAAAAAGAAGAGCCAAATCAATCCTCATCTTCTCACCTTCACTAAAAGAAGCATAAGAGAAATCTTCATGAATCGGTGATTTTACCGTTTCATTAAACTCTTCATCTAAAGTAAAGTTAATATAAAAATCCATCAACTGAAGGTAACGATTTACCTGTTGGTTAATGAATGGAAGATACTTTTTAATTATTTTTGTCTTTACTCCATCATCCTTCAATAGAGAATATGCAAAATCATAGTAGAGGATATGCTCTCTCTTTGAAGAAAGATCTTCAATTGTCTTTTGGAGATTGTCCTTAAACTCAATTAGTTTATCGTGCTCAGTATTTCTGTTTTCAAGTCGTTCGGTAATAATTTGAACTTCATCTTCAAGATCTCCGATTTGTCGTTGACTGAGACTAATCCGAGTATTGTTTTGAGAAATGCCATGGTTGAGTTTAGTAATCTCCTTTGATAGTTGGGTAAAGTGACGTTCTCTCTCCGATTCTAACTTTATAGTCTCCTCAAGGTCTTTAAAACCTTTTTTGAGATCCTTTGCTTTATTTTGAACGTCGGCAATTCTATTTACACGAAACTCCTCTTCTATATCCTGAGTACATGTAGGACATACCGTATTATCTGTGAAAAACTTATGTTCCTTAGTAATAGTAGATACTTTTTGAGTAATTTTACCCTTAAGATTATTAAGTTTCACTAACTTCTCACCAGCCCCAATCACCTTCTGCTGCTCCTCAATCATATCTGATGCATTGGATTCTAATATCTGATTGTGCTCTAGATGAGTATCAACTTCAACCTTCAAAACTTTAATCTTATCCCTATTTACTTGAATACTACCCTTTCCCTGTTCCTCCAACTCTTTAATAAAATTCTCTTGCATAGAAATCTTATCATTAAGATTATCTTTTCTAAAATTCAATACTTTAGTCTTCTCCTTTTTCTCTCTAATCTTATCCTTAATCAATCCATTCATTGCAGAAAAAATACGAATATCTAACAAATCCTCAATAACATCTCTACGATTTGCACCCGTCAATTGCATAAAAGGTACAAAAGTACTACTACCCAAAATAACAATTTGAGTAAAAGATTTATAA